CACTCAAAGGAGCATAAAGAATGACAACGATTACATGGACAATTGGTGCTATTGATTACAACATAGTCAACGGTAAGAAGGTTGCAACTACGCTGCACTGGCGCTGTAACGGTGTTGACGCTGACGGTAACACTGGTAGCTCCTATGGTACGCAGGCTGTGTCTACTGATGACACCAGAACTGCTGTTGACTGGGAATCCATTACAGAGCAGCAGGCTATCGACTGGCTCTTAGCAGACATGGGTGCAGTAACGATGGATGTAGATGCAGAAGGCAATGTCCCTAAGTCTCAGAAGGACACCATAGAAGCTTCTATTGAGGCTCAGGTTGCTGAGAAGGCTAACCCTACTCGGGGTACTGGGCTGCCTTGGGCAGTTGCTCCCGAGACTCGTGACTAATGAAGACCTTAGTAGCCCTAGCACTCGTGTTACTCTGTGGATGCTCAGGCACACTACGAGAGAAATCTACGGTGTGCTTGGGCTTCTGTGTACACGCTGAAGTTGAAACTGAAACTCACACAAAGGAAATCAAGAAATGAATGCATTTGTTCTACTACTCGCCCTACTCACCTTCTCTGCTACGGCTGCTGAGATTTACTTAGATGATGGTAGAGTCATAGCGTTACCTGTAGGCTCCAAGGTGTACGTGGATGATGGGACTGTATGGACGTTCACACGGTTCAACGAGGGCGGCTTCGACATTAGACCTTTGACACCTTTGGTGGAGATTACTGAGGTATGCCCACAGTCAGGCTTAACCTTTGGTGGCAGCAGTGGTTCTTGTGTAGTAGAAGAGATTGTAGAGGAGACAGAAGAAGCAACCTGTGATGGGTTCACCTTTGGCGGTAGTGGCTGTTAAAGTTTACACTATGTCTGTAGTTTCGGTGGAGGTCAAGTAATGGCTAAATTTGACGACTTAGATCAGGAACAGTGGGATTATTTAGTTGATGTTTTAATCAACGATCCTGCTAGCCCTTACTATGGCAGGCCGATAACTAGAAACACTGATCTAGATCCCGGCTACATAATGAGCAGGTACGCAAGCGGCGACATAAATGCAGACTTGCTTACTTCTTATTTTGAAATAGTAGATCCTAATGGTAATATTTTTGACGGCCTGTTGAATCAGTTTGGCGTTGCTGACAGGTATGCAGAAGAAACCGCCCCTGAAGAAGAGCCTCTTACGCAATGGCAGAAAAACAAAAACACAATTGTAACTCGCGTTGAAAGCGGTAACGCAAGTCAAGCAGATCAGGATTGGTATGATCGTTGGGTGTACTCTGGTGAGCCAGACTTGCAAGGCGGGATGGTCAGCGAAGAACAATATAAAGATGATACAGTCCCTGAAGAAGACATAACATACGTTCCGCCAGAAGAAGAAGCAAAGGACAAAGAAGAAATTGCTGCTGCTGAACAAGCAGGTAAGGACGCTGAAGCCGCTGCTGAAGCCGAAAAAGATGCCGCTGCTGAAGCTGAAAAAGATGCCGCTGCTGAAGCTGAAAAAGATGCCGCTGCTGAAGCCGAGAAAGATGCCGCTGCTGAAGCTGAAAAGGATGCTGAAGCTGAAAAGGATGCTGAAGCTGATAAAGACGCCGCTGCTGAAGAAGAACAAAAAGACAAAGACACAGCAGAGCAAGCTGAGAAGGACGCTGAAGCAGAGCAAGCTGAGAAGGACGCTGAAGCAGAGCAAGCTGAGAAGGATGCAGCAGAGCAAGCTGAGAAGGATGAAGCAGAGCAAGCTGAAAAGGATGCAGCAGAAGCTGTTGAGAAAGAAGCTGAAGCTGACAAAGACTATGAAGCGGCAGTTAATCAAGTTAACTCAGACATTAGTGATGCAGTTAGCGAAGGCGATTACGCAGAAGCAGAGCGTTTAGCTAAAGACCACAACGAAGAATACGGCGAACTTATCTATGACATTGTTGGTGAAGCAAACAAGGATGTAGAAGGCTCTGAAGAAGCGTACAAAGACAGAGAAAAAGAAGCCGAAGAAGCACAAAAAGAAGATGAATTGTCAGAAGGTGCTAAGGACGATGGCGTTGTTGTTAATCAAGCTGACTATGTAATTGTTCAGTCGCTTCCTAATGGTTGTTATGTTGTTAGACACATTCCTACAGGCGACGAGTTTGAGGCGTGTCCGGGTGATGTTACTGATGGTGAGCCTTACGATCCAGAGCAAGACGAAAAAGACGAAGACATAGCAGAAGATTCGACAAAAGAAACAGAGCGTGACGAAAAAGATTTAGCAGAGCAAACTGAGAAAGACGCAGCAGAGCAGGCTGTGAAGGACGCTGAAGCTGAACAGGCTGAGAAAGATTTAGCTGAAGCAGAGCAGGCTGAGAAGGACGCTGAAGCTGAACAGGCTGAGAAGGACACAGCAGAGCAGGCTGAGAAGGACGCTGAAGCTGAACAATTGCGTAAAGACGAAGCCGAGCAAGTATTAAAAGATGAGGCTGAACAATTATTAAAAGACGAAACTGAAGAAGCTGAGAAGGAAACTGCTGAACAGACTGAGAAGGATACAGCAGAGCAGACTGAGAAGGATACAGCAGAGAAAGCTGAGAAGGACACAGCAGAGCAGGCTGAGAAAGACGCCGCAGAAACAAAGACTAAAGACGCGGAGCAGGCTGAGAAGGACGCTGAAACAGAGGAAGACGAGAAAGACGCTGAACAGGTTACTAAAGATTCAGAACAAGAAGAAAAAGATTTAGCTGAAGCAGAGCAGGCTGAGAAAGATACAGCAGAGCAGACTGAGAAGGACGCTGAAGCTGAACAGGCTGAGAAGGATACAGCAGAGCAACTTGAAAAGGATACTGCTGAAGAAGCTGAGAAGGATACAGCGGAGCAACTTGAAAAGGATACTGCTGAAGAAACTGAGAAAGATACAGCAGAGCAACTTGAAAAAGATACTGCTGAAGAAACTGAGAAAGATACAGCAGAGCAACTTGAAAAAGATACTGCTGAAGAAACTGAGAAGGATACAGCAGAGCAGACTGAGAAGGAGACTGCTGAAGAAACTGAGAAAGATACAGCAGAGCAACTTGAAAAAGATACTGCTGAAGAAACTGAGAAGGATACAGCAGAGCAGACTGAGAAGGAGACTGCTGAAGAAACTGAGAAGGATACAGCAGAGCAGACTGAGAAGGAAGGTGAAACTGAGTTAGACATTGCAACTGATCCTACTAAGGACGGCGAAACTGAGTTAGATAAAGTTGCTGATCCTACTAAAGACGGTGAAGCTGACGGCACTGCTGACGACAAGGACGGTGAAGCTGACGGCACTGCTGACGACAAGGACGGTGAAGCTGACGGCACTGCTGACGACAAGGACGGTGAAGCTGACGGCACTGCTGACGACAAGGACGGTGAAACTCAATTAGAGATTGCTACTGACGTTACTAAAGACGGCGAAGCTGACGGCACTGCTGACGACAAGGACGGAGAAACTGAACAAGACGGTTTAACGTTTGGAGACGCGGCTACAACTAAAGACGGCAAAGACGGCACTGGTGACAGTGACACAGAAGGCAAAGACGGCACTGGTGACAGCGACAGCGAAGGCGACGGCGAACAACAAGCTGAGTCTTTGTTTGGTTTAACTAAGGACGGCGGAGCTTCTGCTGGCGGTGCTGGCTTAGGATTTAAACCTTTTATGGCTGGCATCTCTTACGAAGCACCTACGATTCAAAACATTGTACAGTCGCCTAATGTAGACTACATGGCTCAACTAAACAAGATTATTAACAAGGGTATGTTAGTATGACATATTTAGAAGTAGTGAATAACGTCCTGAGAAGGATGCGAGAAGAGGAGGTTCCTAGCGTTGACTCCTCTACCTACAGTAAAATGATAGGTGACTTTGTTAACGACGCAAAGAAACTTGTAGAAACCTCTTGGGACTGGTCAGCCTTACGTACTACAGTGGTGTTCACAACCTCTGAGGATGTATTCACTTACCCTCTACTTGACACCAAGGATACTGTGAAGGCTCTGAATGTCATCAATGACACCTCTGATTTCTTCATGGACTATCGTACTACTGACTGGTTTGATAATCAGTATTACAATCAAGATCCAGTTAAGGGGTCACCACAGTTGTACACCTATAGGGGCCTTGATTCTAACGGCGACACTCAGATCGATGTGTACCCTAAGCCTGATGGTGCTTATGTTGTTAGGTTCAATTGTGTCTTACGTAACGATGAGTTAGTGGCTGACACAGATAAGCTAATGATTCCTAACATGCCTGTGATTCACCTCGCGGTAGCCTTAGCAGCCCGTGAGCGAGGCGAGACAGGAGGCACCTCTGTCCCTGAGTACTTTGCTATCGCTGATACTTATCTGTCTGACGCCATTGCTCTGGACGCACAGAAGCACCCTTATGCAACAGACTGGTATACCCCTTAGGAGCTAGCGTATGGCCCAGCCCTTACAAAGTATTAACTTAGTTGCTCCCGCCTTCAAGGGTGTTAACACTGAGGATTCACCTATAGCGCAGGATCCTTCGTTTGCTGATGTAGCAGACAACGCTATCATTGACAAGAGAGGACGCATTGCTTCTAGGAAGGGTCTTGAGACGCTCTCTAGTAGTAAGTATGAGATAGGTACAGACTACGTACACTCCATTCATGAGTTCTTTGATGACGAAGACAATATTAAGATATTCAGTTTTGCTAACAGGAGGATTCTATCAGGTGTCCATACATTTGTTAACGAAACGCCTTCAGGCTACACTATTTCTGGGAACGACTGGCGCACCGTAAACTTCAATAACGCTGCTTACTTCTTCCAGAGAGGACAAGAGCCTCTTATCTATACCGACACAGGTGGCCTTCAGACCTTTGGTGACTATGAAGGACACACGACGCTTACAACTTTGTATTGTAATGAAGTTGCTGCGGCATACGGCAGACTCTGGGTAGTCGATAGTAACGAAGGTGCACAGATTATCTATTGGTCTGACTTACTCAACGGTACTGATTTCTCTAGTGGCTCCTCAGGCTCCATAGATATTTCTGAGGCGTGGCCTGACGGTGCAGATAGTGTCGTAGGCATCGCAGCACACAACAGCCTCCTAATTATCTTTGGTAGGCACAGCATCGTTGTATACGAAGGTGCAGACTCTCCAGCTACTATGGCGATTGCTGACACAGTTCCCGGCGTAGGCTGCATTGATAGAAACTCTATCCAGCACATCGGTACTGACATACTCTTCTTAGATGACACAGGGCTTAGGAGCTTTGGTAGAACCATACAAGAGAAGTCTATGCCGATAAGTGACCTCAGTGGTAACATCAAGACTGAGTTCATTGAGACTCTTGTTAACCGACAGGGGCCAGTAGCAACTATTTATTCACCAGAGAATACATTTTACCTCGTGTCGTTCCCCTCTAATAATCTTACGTACTGCTTTGATATTAACGGTAGGACAGAGAATGGATCATATAGGGTTACGCGTTGGCCCAGTTCAGACTTCTTCTCTTTTGAAACTATAAGATCAGGAGAGCTTCTTGTAGGTAACAACGAAGGTCTTAGCCTCTACTCAGGATACTCAGACAACGGTAGTCCTTATCGCTTTAGGTACTACAGTCCGGGGCTAACCTTTGGTGACCCTTCACGGCTAAAGATCCTTAAGAAGCTTAGGCCCACCATTGTAGGTGCTAACTCAGCTACGGTGTTTCTTTACTGGGCTTATGACTTCAGCACCACGTTTAGATCCCAAGCATACACTGTAGGTAATCAAGATCCAGCCTTCTATAACATTTCTGAGTTCAACATAGGCGAGTTCACTGGCGGTACTTTGGTTTCTCGAAGAGCCGTTAACGCCACAGGAGATGGTAGTGTAATAACAATTGGACTTGAAGCAGACATCAATGGGTTCGCTTTGTCACTACAAGAAATTAACGTACTAGCACTGATAGGTAAAACACTATGAGCAACTACACACCAACAACAAACTTTGCTGCTAAGGACAATTTACCTTCAGGTGATCCAGCTAAGATTATCCGAGGTGCTGACTTTAGCGCAGAGTTCAATAACATCGCAACAGCAGTAGCGTCTAAGGCTGACACAGCTAGTCCTACGTTCACAGGCACTGTAACAATCGCTGACCTAAACTTTGTAGGTACGCTGGATTCAGGAACAATTGACGGAGGTACTTACTAATGTCTGAGTTTAATTGGGAAGATTTTTTAAGTGGCGCAGGGCCGCTTCTTGGTTTGCTTGGTGGTGGTGCTGCTCTTACAGGAGCTTACGACAGGCTTGGCGGTATTGGCGAATCAGCGCAGCAAGGCGCAATGCAGATTGCACAGCAAGGACTTGATCAGTCTCAGTTCCAGCCCTTCAGCGTAACGTCTGCAACTGGCGGTCAGTTTGGTTACGACCCAGCGACCGGGCAATCTACGTTAACTGGCTCACCACAAGAACAAGCCATACAGAACATGCTGATGGGACAAGCGCAGTCAACTTTAGGCGCTACACCGTATGGGCAAGCTGGAGGCAGAGCAGCAGCAGAGCAAGCCTATGGCCTCGGTAGTGGCTTTATGACTTCTGCTGGTATGCCTACAGCAGGACGTGAGGCAGATGTATATGAGCGCATCCGGGCTACGCAACGTCCAGAAGAAGAACGACAGCGTATGGCCCTAGAGGAGCGTCTGTTTAACCAAGGGCGCTCAGGTGTCTCTACTAACATGTACGGTGGTACTCCTGAGCAACTTGCAATGGCTAAGGCGCAAGGGGAAGCGCAAAACCAAGCCTCCTTAGCTGCAATACAGCAAGGGCAATCAGAGCAGATGCAGCAGGCTAAACTTGGTCAAGCCTTTACTGGCATGGGTTCTGAGTTGTCTGCACAAGACTTAGCAATGTTAAGTGGACAGCAACAGCTAGGCCTCGGAGCCTTGGGTGGTTCTTACATACCTCAATCACAACTACTAGCAGCTATGCAAGGCAGTGAACTTTACCCACAGCTACAGCAGCGCGGTCAGCTTTACGGCGCAGGTCTGTTTGGCGAAGCGTCTATGGGTGGTCTTGAGGCGTTGTTGGGTGCTGGTCTGGGACAAGCTAACCTGATGGGTCAGTTAGGTACTGGACTGATTGGCGGCTTGGCTACACCCACAGACAGCTACGGCGGCTTAGGTGACGTTTTAGGCGCGGGTTCTGACATTTACGATCAGTTGTTTGGCGAAGGCGGCTTGTTCGGTTAATAAGGAGATTAAGTAATGGCTAAATTTGGACAGAGTTTTATACAGTCGCTGACACAGCCGGGTTACAGCCAAGGCATGTTTGATCTTGGCTCTACGCTTGGTCAGGCTCCTGCTGTGGCTGCTGAGAAACGTGAGCGTGAAGGTATGCTGGCGCAGATCAAAGACATGACACCGCTAGAGACTGCTGACTTAATGGTAGATAAGGCAAAAACACCAGAACAACTGGTGGCGGCTAAGACAGCGAAAGCCAGTGCATTGAAAACGTCAGGTGTTCAGAGCATTGATGTTATGCAGCAGCAGTTGTTAACAGAAACAGACCCTGTGCGTATGCAAGAGTTAGAAAACGCTATGGTCGCTGTCGGCAAACAAACAGGAAATGATGTTAGTAAATATTCTGGAATTGCTGGTAAGACTTTAGCGGCGCGTGACACAGCAGCGTGGGAACAAACGCAAAGAGACAACGAGAAAAAAGCTGTTGTAGAAACGCGTATGGTTGACTTTGCTGTTAACGGTATGATGGCTACAGGGTCTACTGAAATTCCAACCACGTTGAATACGCCTCAAGGTGAAGTGCCTATCCCTGAAAACTTGCGTGACGACATTCAAGCTGAATACGCTAGACGCGCTAAAGCAGAAGCAGACTTCCAAGCTTCTATAGACGGCGGTAAACTTCCAGCAGAGTACGCTGCTTTTATAAACGACAACCAACAGTTGTTTAAAGACAACGCAGCACTTCAGTCACAGGTTAGAATCATAAAAGAGACTGAAGGTAAAGGGCCGTCTGCGGCGCGTACCAATGCAATTAAAAGTCTAAGAACTTTGGTAGACGCTGAACAGGCTAAGAGGCGTGAAGCTAGTACAAGCGACACCGCACTTGAGATGGACGTTAATGCCTTGATAGAAGAGATCATAACTTCTGAGGATCGCACGTACTGGTGGGAAGGTGACGACATGCAAGACTTTTTAACAGGCGAAGGATCAGAAGAGGAGCTAAAGCTGTTTAGAAGCCAAGCGGTGCAGTACCTAAAAGAAAACCCCAAGGCGTCTAAGCAACAAGTAATTGACGCAGGCATGACGGGCATGAAGAGAAAGGTGCCAGCGCAGGGCAAGAGTGACGCTAGAGAAGCTAAAGCTGCTGAAGAAAGACAACGAATGGATACAATAGGAAAACAAATTAGGGCTGCTTATCCTGATCAAAACTTTAGTGACGCGCAAATTGAAGCTTTGGTTGCTCGTGAGCTAGAAAGAATTGCAGTGTCTGAGTACAACGCAGACGACAAACTACGCACACGCACTATGCGCTAGGAATAGATATTTAAATTATGATTGAGACATACACTGTAAAGAAAGGTGATACGCTTGCGAAGGTTGCTGACTTTTTTGATGTTAGTGTTAAGCAGTTAAAAGACTACAACGCACCTACGCTTGGCTTAAATGACCGCTTTGATGTTGGCTTACAACTTAGGAATCCTAATGAGATTCCTATGCTTGTTAACGCCGCTGTTCAAAAAGGCGCTACGATTACAGACATTG